ATCTTACTTACTCGCATTGCTGGGAATAAATCGTGATGATGAATAGGATGTGTATTTTTTGAAATATCCCAATCTGACTTTAATCCTCCATTCGTGTCATAAGTCCAATTGTAATCCGATGTAATCAATGGGAATTTGACATCGTTGGTAACTCCACCCGTAACCCTATTTTTTACAACGGTTCCGGTATAAGTGAAATTGTAAGCTGAATAGTCAAAGTCACGAAGGAACTTACCACCAAATAAATCCTTCAATGAAAGTAAACTACCAAAAAACGTGATTTGGTAATTATCAATCTGATTATTTTTGAATTGGGCTTTTTCTAACTGAATTTTGCCCGTTCTGAATAATGCCGAATTAATTTCAATGTATGCTAACTTTCTTGTCCGTGCATCAAAGCCATTATCAATCGAATTTTCATACCAATGTTTGAAAATCTCGTTGTTATGCTTATTTGCTGGCACCGTAAATGACTGAGAATAGTCCGTGAATACCTTTGAAATATCATTGATATTCTGAATCGAACTCGTAACGCTAATTTTCTCGTCATTGAATAACTCAATTCGCTTATAAAGACCATCGACAAAGATATAAATCGCTGCAATTATCATTAAATTACCGTGTTTTTTAAGTTAAATGCGTATTCAAATTCAATCTCGTAATTAATATTCTTGTCTTTTAACGATGTTTTTATGTCGCTTTGAATAGAGGAAACAAGTACCGGTACATTATCCAATAAAACCGTATTTGACATTAATAAATCTTGAATCAAATCTGAATAATTCGGATCGACAAAACCACTATTTAACACAATTTTTTGAGAACCGTTAATATTGAACGACTTAGATTGTCCACGGCTTGCGTTATAATTAACACTATCCGGCAAAAGATTATGTTTTGTCTTTTCAATCATAATAGAACTCGCCTGGGCCTTAAAGAATGTCAAGAACTGCCAACCACCATACCGATTAATAAACTGACAAAGTACGGGAATATATTTTGGTTCACATACCGGTGCTACGTTATAAGTGTAAACCGTTGTTCCATTGCTTTTGATATTCAGTATGTTTGAGGATGTAAAGCCGACCAACTTCAAAGGAACTTTCATATTATAAACCTTTTTTGTTGCGGAGGCTGATAAGATCGTGACGCTTGTCGTTCCTACGGATGTAACATAGTCAGCCGTTACACTTGTACCGGTATGGTTGATGATCACGTTTACATATTTGTTGTCCGTATTTTCAAGATAGGTTATCACTTTGCTTGTATCTGCTAGGGCCACGATGTCGGCCGTACTTCCTTGATTGTAGCCACCCATATAATTATTATAACCATCTACCCCAACACCTAAAAGATAATCGCCCATAAACGAACCTAGACAATTATCTCCTTCATAGGTTCCGGAATCTGCCACAACTCTTGCTTTAAATGCAACAGTTCGATTGGTTCCGTTACTAAATGAAACGGCTTTAAAGTTTACAAATGAGGTACTTGCTTCCGTTGCTGGTGTTGGATCATAACTTGGGTTGATATTCTCAATGTATTCACGCAAATACGGACTAATATCATAATTCGATTCGGTTTGCGTTGCCGATGGAGCCGCCTTCGTAAACGAATACGTTTCGGATGCTGGCTCGGTTGATCCGTTATATAAATATAATTTTAAAGTCGTGTTTGTACTTCCAGTAATCGAAATAAAATACGGACTTCTTGCGTTAATCGTTTTCATTATCTTTTTAAATTGTAGTCTATTATCGTATCCAAGTCAATCCCTAATGCGTTGGCTAAATCCGTTTCAATGTATTTCTTGTACCCGGCTTCAAATGGCTTTGTAAAAAATAAACTTGGCTTCATTCCCGTCATATAAATACTACGACTAATAATGAAGGCCGTTGATTGATACGAAATAAATTTACCCGTTTTCTTATCTCGAAATTGAATCCGTTTTGCTTTTACCCATTTGCTTATTCCTTCCGATAATCCTCCTTTTGGCCCTCTACCACTTCCAAATTTAAACGGACTATTCGGGGCCTTGGCTGACTTGAATTTTCCTTTTACTCCTTGGTCTTGGTACTGCCCATATTCGGCCATCCTAAACCCAACGATTGCATAATTATCCTCTTGAACTATCTCGCCTTTTAATGAATTGTAAAGTTCCTTAGAAACATTTTTACGGCCCTTAGATAAGTTCGAACGTGATTGCTGAATCACATAATCCCTATACTTCTTAATTACCGCATACGTTTCCTTTAACTGATTCATTAGTTACAGATCGTCATATCATTAGGCACAATCAAATCAAAAGTAACGGCCCACCCGGCGACCTTATTATCAAACCTATCCGTGAATGGTTCACAAAGTGCATCGCCATCAAGCTGTACTAAATTGGAAAATAAATCGCCCCTTCTTAAATCAGAAATCATTCTACTTGCCAAAGCCAATTGAGTATTCAGAACATCAAGCAAATTATCGTTATTGTCAAAGACATTGATATTATCCGACTTCGATAAATCAACCAAGTCCATAAACAAAACCGAAATATTAAACGACAAATTATTTTCTTTCGGCGTCGCATTATTCACAATGATGTGAACATATGGGTAAATGGTTTGCTTTGCTAAATCAACATCGTAAATGTCCCCAGTGCTAACCGTATTAATAAAGCCACCATTTTTCAAATGATCCCTCAATGTTCCTACTGCGTAATAAAATCCGTTCATTGTCTATTTTGTTTTATCATCTTCATTTCCAAATCATTCTTTTGTTTCTCAAATGTCAAGAAGGTAAGGCACTGGTTAATGGAAAGTTTAGTGACTTCATCGAATCGTCTAACATCTCCCTGAGCAAGTCCATAGATTGAAGAATACCAACCCCACCGCTTTCCAAATTGGCTTTGTTCATCAAAACTATTTGCGGGCTCTGCTCCAAATAATGAATCGTACTTTGCAATAATTCTTTCCCTAAATGCCAAAAAAAAACCATCGCCCCAAGAACTACGTTTAGTGGTGCGTCCTTCATTAATTCTGAATACTTGTCCGTCCCCTCGTAATCCTCAATCAAATATTTATCCCCTAACTTTTGTTTTATTGGTCGATATAATACCGCCATCGCTTTGTGCATATCATCCCAATCAAAAACATAACCATCTAAATCCATATACTCCCCAGCAGACATATCATCTAAGTTTGGGATAAATCCATATGTCGTTCCGTTCATTTCGAACCTTTGTTGAAGCGGAGGCAATTGTTTAAATAATCCACCAATCGTATTAACTGCGTCCTCTACATCCTTCTGCTTCATCGCATCTACCACACTCAAATCAATATCGCAAAAGATTTGAACCATTTTGTGATTCAAGAAATCCGATTCTTCATTCTCCTTTACAATACCTAAAAACTTTTGATATTGACTTAGTTTGATTTCGCTTAATTCCGTCGGAATAGAAATTTTTACTTTCATAATGTATAAACAATTTTGTTAATATTTCGTCTTAATAAATGTGATAATTGCCCTGATTCGGATTATCTAAGTGATAAATGATATTGTACCTTGCCGAATCTATTCCGTGGTTCCAGTCATCGATATACAACTTGCTTGCCTTGTTTAAATAGCAATAATTATTAAACTCCTTTGCTAAATTGGTCGATTGTGGATCAAGAATAATTTGATAATCTTGCATCCTTACAATCCCTGATTCAATCGTTCCTTTCTTTACTGGTTGAATGTTAATCCCTTGATAACGTAAGTCATCTATTAGTCTCGGTTCTGCTGAATCTGCAATAATCAAACCGCCCCCAACTTTGTCCTTCATCAACTTAGCTAAAACGTGCGTTTTTAATCCACGTTCATAAATTACCTCTTTGATATAAATGATTTTCTTGGTCTTGTCAATGGCCACTTCGGTCAATGCGTCGGGATCAATAGAAAAACCAAAGTCCATTCCAAATGATGTTTGTAAACCATTCGGATTAAATGGCCCGAACTGCCAATTAGTAAACACAACCCCTTCCGCTTTGTCTAACCAGCCCCCTAATATTGCATGCTGGTATTTCTTTGCGTTGGTTTCTTTTAAATGCTCTACTTGTTGAATAAATGAAGCTGAAAGATTCTTTTGATTATCGTGATAGGTTGTATGAATGTATGTCGAATCTCCTTTGGTTAATGATTGCCCTGATTCAACTCCCCGACCTTCAAAAAATCGCCTATAAATAAAATGTTCTTTTGTTACTGGGTTCAAAATAAGAATTACCCTATTTTGTTTTGTGTTATGTCTGACCGATAAATCAATTTTGTCAAAGACATCTTCATCCACTAATTCCTCTGCTTCATCAAGAACAAACGTTGTCACTCCAGCCAATGACTTTAAATTTGCCGTTTGCGTTCCACTCGATGTTTTAATCCCTTTGAAGATTATTTTGGAATTTGTGGTGGTGTTGATGATTTCATCCTTCGTGATGTAAAAATCTTCCGAAAGTCCAGCCGTTTCAATCTTATCCGTAAACTCGGGAATGATTGATATGTGGGCAGATGTAAGTGTGTACCTAGTAAATAGTATAGTATGCCCGACTTCGTAGGTCAGAAGCAAAAGGAATGAGTTTAACGCATACGATTTTCCCGACCCACTTATCGACCCCCCGTAATGACATAGTATCGACTACTGCTATCAAAAAGGGGGATGTATTTTTTGTTTAACTTAATCATTCAAATTTAACAATGTCTTTTATATCAAAATCGTTGATTGTATGCGTTGTATTTTGGTCAATAACTTGTTTCGGCATACCATACCGGTATTTATAAAACAATTCAATGGCCCATTTTTCCCCCATTTTAATCGCTTGTGCATGCTGATTAATTGCTTCCTCGGTAAATGGCTCTAATTTTTCGTGAATGGCTTGTAAATCAGTCTTTGAAGCCAAACGCAAATCGGTTTCCCTTACTGGCTTCGTACTATGCCCTCCATTATTTTTTCTCTTGTCCATATTAATCCAAATTAACCAATTAATTTTTAGAACTTAATCCCTACCGCATCCGTATTTTTATCAATCAAATCGATTTCATCCTGATTGTTATCATAATGAATATCAATGCCTAATCTTTTAATCGTTTCCCACTTCATCTTGCCATTAGTGAAATGAACCTTTGAATGATTAATACCTAATTCATCCGCCACTTTATAAACTTCTGCGGAGGCTGATTCTTGCCTTCGTGTAACAATTAAAACATCCTTCCCTTGCGTTATTAATTGCTTGGCTAATGTTTGCCCTCTCTTGGTTGACAACGTGTCATCAAAGTCAAAAGAAACTTTATTAGCTTCCGCTGCATACTTACCGCTGGAGATAATGGCTTGATAAACTTCGGTTGCTTTTTCTTTCGTTTCATAAATACAATCTCCTGAACCAATTCGCCATTTTTGATTTGATTCGCATTTAAATATTGGCATCTTGATTGTTTTTATATTCGATGTAAACCTTTCTAATCCTTGAAATGTAATCCCTCCAGCAACTATCGCAACTCGTTTGTTCTAATCGTTCTTCGAAAACGTTGTAATAAATTTCTCGAAGCCTCGTTTGCTCCAAGATTGAAACCTGATGGCGATCAACACTAAACCAATAATTAAGGTATTCAAAATCTTCTTCATTTAAACAATTGATTTTCTTGTATGGAAACATTTGATTCAATGCTTCTTTTCTTTTGTCACATCCACAATCCCATCCGATTGCCTCCGCTAATTTTTCCACTCCTGCTTTTATTCCAGTTACTTCCGTGAATTGCTCGATTGTATCGCCTAATCCTTTTGCTTTTCTTTTTGCCATTGTATTAATTTTATTTTGCAGTTTCTTATTGTATTGTAAATGCTTGTAAAACTTATTCCTGATTCTCTCGCCATTTTCCGCATTGAAACACCTTTGTTAACATAAACCATAAACAACATCCTTTCGTAATCTTCCCACGTTTGAATGTAGTCAATAAATGGTTGGGCCAACTCTAAAACTATGTCTTCCTCAATAGAATCGGTCAATAAATATTCAATATCTTTTGTTATTTCTATCTTGATGACCTTCTTATTGTGAAGGTTCATTGTTAATGAACGCAAAGTAAAATAGAAATAGGCAAAATTTACATCTTTGTTTGCTTGAATGATTTTAATGTATGCCTCTTGGACTATATCCTCGGCGTAGGTATTTTCGCCGAATCTTTTAACTACGGTTATCCAGTGTTTATGCTTGTCAATAAGGTGGCTAATGTTTACCACTATCCATTGAATTTATCTATTTCCCTATTTAAATACCAAACTGCCTTCGCCAAATCTTGCTTTTTATTCCCTTTTTTATCAGCCCTAAGAATGTATTTAATCACATTTCCTAAATTGAAATTTAAATTAAATCCTTCAATCACGTCAATGGCCTCAATTCCATTTGCCTGGTAATGTTCCGGATGATCTACCTGATTACTCATTGACAAAGTTTACATTTTTATTTTGATAATTGCAAGAAATCCTTTATTTTTTTAGTTCGTCCAAAAGCCGAATAAGACAACTGCCCAGCATTTTCCAAAATATGATTTCGATTAATTTTTAAACTATGATTTAAATCGTGAATAGTTTCGCATCCGAATTTTATTTCTCTTGTCGGCTTGGTCAACTGATCATCAATCCACCGAATCGCATCAAGGTAATTAGATTTCATTCTTCCGGAACCGATTTATTAAAGAAATACAATCGTCTATACTTCTGACAACTGCATAATAGTACCCGTGCTTTATCGCTACGGCTTCAAAATCCTTTTGGCTTTGTGATTGCTTGCCCTTGTCAATTTTAACCTCTACAAATAAACCTTTCCAATTTTCATTTGAAACCATCCAAAACATATCTGCCACTCCAGCCTTTGCACCTTCCATTTTTAATTTGATTGCAACAAGCCTATGTCTTAATCCGCCGTTTGGAATGGCAAAATAGAAAAAGTCTTGTGTAAAATCCAACCACTTACAAATTGCGACCTGGAGATTATGCTCGTCTTGTTTCATCAAATGTATTTTAAAAAAGCCCAAAATTTTCTTTTACGCAAATATTCCAAATTATTTTCGTTTTCATAGGCTTCCCTTTCAAAACAAATCTTTCGATATGCTGCATCCGTGTTTCCGATAAGAACCAACCTAATGCAATATTCTAAGAAATACCACACATAAAAGAATACCACACCAAGTTCCGCTTGTTGTTTAAGATGGATTGATTCGTGGTTGATTAATGCATATAAATTCCAATCAGCCAACATATCCACATACGATTTGCGAAGGTAAACATAGGGAAACAAAGTTATTCCGTTTATTTCTTTTCCAAGAATCCAAAAGTTACCGATTTTAATTTTGTCCATATGTTTCGTTGTAAATATCTTCAATTAATTTTATAAGCTCAATATCTCTCCCAGAAACATTATCTAAAACTATTTGAGCAAATTTTATCATCTGCTCTTTTTCCATTTCTTTTGCCAATCCAATGATTAATTTAAATTCTTTTATCTTTGGATACAATGTTTTAAAACTCTCTATCAACCATTCTACTACCGTTTGTTTATTTGCCATTTTCTTGTTGTTTATACCCGTAATACTTGCATCCGTAAACCTCCCAGGTTGAATCGAAATTATTCTCAAATACCTCAATCGTATCAACATTCGTGATCCGAATATTCTTTTTATTCGGCTCATTTTCTTTGCCGATTCGGTAATATCCATAGGCAATAAACCCGATGGCAATCACAAATAATATTTTTCTCATTTTAGTAGATTTTTACGTTTGTCCGTTTTGATTAATTCAGAATAAAAAAAGATTGTAACTGGAATGATTAATGAAATGATATTCATTGCCACAAATTTCTGCGTCATTCCAATCTGAATCCAGTAATAAAGAAGATTTATCAGCCATGAAATAAATCCAAAAAAGATAGCCGTGTTTCGCTTCCCAATTAATGTGAAAATCAAGATTGATGATTCCAAAGAAAAGGCAAACACCCAACTGATAAAATAGTCGAGTTTTGTCTGCCTGGAGATGCCGTAAAATACATCCGAGGCGTGCGTAATTTGCGTCAGTAACGCAAAGCAGATTGTTATGATAATAACTTTTTTCATATAAATTTTTTAGTGTATGATAATTGTAGGCTTATAGACTTACTTAATTAATTGTTTTGTCAGTTTATAGGCTTACAATTTGTTTACATCAATATCCAAGTATTTGCAAACTTGTAAACCAAGTTCGAAACATAATGTATGCTTACCTCTTACCCATTGCCTTACGCAAGTCAAAGAAACATCCATAGCCTCCGCTAAATCCTGATTGCTTAATTTACGTTCTTCCATCCGCTGAATAATCATCATTCGCAAATTGAATTTAAATTTTTCGCTGGTCATTATGCTATTGGTTTAATTTTTCCGTGTTGATCAATCCGAACTTCAAACGTAACTAAATCACGAATGAATCTTTTATAAAATTCTGCCTTGTAGGCCCAAACGCATTCGGTATGATCGAACACATCTGCAGGATTTGAAACCAAATGTAAAAACTTTGGTGCAACGGCCATTTTAATTTCTTGCTTTACTTCATCATCCAAATGGAGCCATCCGTATTTCTCGCCAAGATCATAAAGAAAATTTAATCCTGCTGGATATTTGAATGTTCTATCTGCATCCTTAGTCCGTGCGTAAAGATCAGCGTAATCATTGGCACAAAGTATTCCTTGTTGCTTAATTTCTTCATCCTTTGGCGTATGCCGAATGTAATCAGCTGGCTTGGCATTAGTTACCTTCCGCATAACATCGTTCTTCTCGAGCAAATAACGCTTAATCCAAAGAACAAAATTGGAAGGGTTCCAAAACACATTTGATTCGTGTTCCTTTAGGTAATTACCATCAAGTCCATTTTCAAGGGCCAATAAAACTTCGGCTTCCGTTAAAAAATCAAACTTGTTTAGATCGCTAAAAATCATTTGCGTTTCCACTGAATCCTCGTGCTTGGCTCTATCCTTTAGGCTTAGCCGAACTTTAACCATCGTGATAATGGTATTTGATATCCTCATCTTTTCAGAATCAGATAAATACATTATTTTTTGTTTAAGCGAAGCATCGTAAATAATGGTTTCGCTTTTAGTCATCTTGCTATCTGCAAGAATCGGATCGGAATATAATTTAATATTTCCGGATGAAGGGATTTGTGTAAGTTCCATTTTTTATTTGTTCTTGAAATTCATCGTGTATTTCTTGCATCTGCAAAAGATTTTTAGTCATCTTGCCCGGTGCTGGTTCTGAATTAGATTCCTTTTTGGAATAATTAGGTATTTCATCGTTCCAGCATTTATTGGTAAAATAGGTGGAAGGATTTTTCCTGAATTGAATATCCGCATTTGCTTTTACATAATCTAAAACCGTACTAAGAATTTTTTCAATTTCATCGTTGGTTAATTTGTTCCAAGCCTTTTCGCATTTAGATCTATCAATTTTTTTATTATACGAATCCCAAAAGAAAATGAAATCACTTTCCCTTTGTATACTTGTATTCTTGTATATTGGTAAATTTGTATTATTGTAAATTGGTATATCTATACTATCAGTGCTTTGTACTGTGCTTTCTCTTTGCTTAGCACCGTGCTTTATCAATGCTTTATCAAGTGCTTTACTATGTGCTTTATCAAAATTTGATATGGCAACTATGTTAGCAGACCATTGATTTTTGCTCTGCTGGATCATTGTAATTAGACCAAATTCGACCAAATCATTCAAGGTTTTTGAGTAAGTATTGTGCGATTTAATTCCGATTGCTTCCATCGCCATCGCACTGGGCAAACCAAATTTCTGCTTCCATCCTAACCGGTTGCAATGCTCAATCACAAAGAAATATAAAGCACAATGATTCGGCTTTATAATCTCAGGATTTTCATAGGCATAATCCCAAAAGTTTCGGGATAGGGAATAAATATCCATTAGCATTGAATAGTAAATGAAATTTTAGATTCGATTAAATCATAAGAATCGAGAGTTACTAAAAAATCGGTTTCATTTAAATTAAATTCAAATTCTACATTTAAATTTTTTCGAGATAAATCTAAATAGATTCTGCCAAGTGCAAAATAATAGGCCGATTTGATAGGAATACGATTGCCATTTGTTCTTGTAAATAAGTTAACTTCCATAATAAAATTTTAAAATAAAAAAAAAGCCTGAATGCGTCGGAGTGCAAACAGGCTTCGGGTTTTATAAACCTTAGAACAAATCAAGAACTCCGACCCTCTTGACTTATTGTATTGCAATATAACAAATTAATCATCCAATTCAAAATTCACAAGCCTTTTTGTAAACACTCCAGCGTGCTGTGGAAAATCAGCTTCAAATTTAATTGCATAATCAGAAGCGAAATATTTGATGAATTTATAGCCATCATTGTACTCTTTCATCATCTGAAAACGAATGATTTCGCAAATCATATCCGATTTAATTCTTCTCTCGCCCCTGGCGATATAAATGCACGCGATCTTTTGAAACTCCTCGTAAACCTTCGGATTTAACTCGTGAAATTTGATAAAACTTTTCATTAATTTGAATTTTAGGTTGATTAAAAATTTTGTTATAGTCGGCTTCCAGTTGCCGTGCGATGTGGGCTTGCCACTCGTTAAATGTTAAATCTTTCATATGTTTGTGATTAAGAAAAACACCCAGCAAGCAATCAGACCAATAAGTCCGACCATCGTCAGGTATTCAGCCTTTTCAATTGATGATTTCTTTTTCCCTTGCATCATCTAAAAGTTTAATTGTGACTTCTCTGATTACTGCCATTACATCAGGCCTTTTTAAATACCCGGCTTTTGCGTTGTTACGATTGTAATACGCAATTGAACGTACGTTTTCCCAGTTCCAACTGCGGGCCGAGAAGGGACTAATTCCCCTCTCGTTTAGAATCTCCGCAGTCATCTTATATTTGTCAATCTCCTTAATTAACATCGTTTGGAAATAATGAGTTAAAAAAATCCTCTGACATTTTGCCTTTGATCACTTGTTCGGCAGCCATATCCATTATGACTCGCCTTGTTACATCATTCAAAGCAACATTTGACTTCATAATGTGCTGAAAACAAGATACCGCAAAGCAATCTTCAAGTTGCTTTTGGGTCAATATCTCTTTAGAAGGGGAGGTCATCGCTTGCATTTGGCTCAGGGTTAAATTGTGGAACTTGTGGAACATTCGACTGATTAGAACTAGGATTTGGTTGGTTGGTAGGCTTCCAGGTATCTAATTCGACATAGAAATTACCTTGCTGGCCCCGTGCGATGTTTAGATTTATCCATTCATTACCTTGGCTTTGGATGAATGCAATCGCTTCATCTTTTTTTAAGGATAGCCGACCGACTACCCATTCCGGTGCGTTGTCATTTTTCTTGAAAATGAAACCTTTTGCGAATACTTTTTCTTGCTTGCTCATAATTATTTATTTATTTGATTTTTACGGTTTGTGAACACTTCTAATAATCTTGTATCAATTTTAAATTTATCCTCAATAGAATTAAAGATTTCTAAAACTGCATCCACATCTTGACAATCTTGAAGAACTAATTCTAAATCCTCCAAATCTTTGGTTACTAATCCTTCAACAATTACAGGTTCTTTTTGGATTTTAACTTGTGGTTTAATTGGCTTTACGTTATAATCTTGGCTATGAACTGAATCAGTATCATCAATGTCTCCAGTAGGAACAAGAAAAGAATAAAGTAGAGCATATTTTAAAGCATAGGTTGTGGCTTTACCGGCACCTTTATCTTGTGAATCTACCCCGTGACCATAACCGCAAATCTCTATCGATTCTGCTGATTCGTGCATCAGTAAATAAGTCGCAACAACTTCAGTAAATACCGTTTGCTTTTGCTTTATTTCTTTATTGTAATCAGGTTCTTCCCAACGTTCTATTTTAATTGTTGGTTCAATTTTCGTAGGTAATAAACACAAACCGTGTTTTGCCATTGCTGATCCAATAATCTTTTTTACTTCTTTGTCCGGAACTCCTTTGTACGAATTTTTTCCATTACCAACGGTCATTGATTTTTCAATACCTTTGACTTCATTCATTACGGCTATTACCGCTTTAATTAGGTTTTTCATTTTTGTTAAATTAAAGTGATTCTAAATTCTTGATTTGCAAAAGTGAAATTAAAAAGGATTTGCCCAAGTTCGCCAAGTTGTCCTTCGCCGTATTTGATTAGTTCCAAAACTAATTCTTTTTGATAATTTCCAAGCAAATCAATACGATCTGCTTGGTTCCAAATGCTAACATTGTAAAATGAATCCGAATTGATTTTAGATTCTTTTAGGAATGCTTCCAGTACTTTAAATTGATGCTCCATAATTATTTAGGTTAAAGTGATTTCAAAAGTTTCATTTTCAAATTTTACAATAATTACAACAAATCCAGCTTCATTTATAGACAAATCTGATGTGTCAAAGCTATTCTTAATCATACTAATTAATGAAGCAGAATGATGTCCTTGAATACAAATGTAACCTGGGTGCATCGTAATGACATAAACTCGATGATAATCCAAATTTACAATATCTAACTTCGAGCAAACTAACTTTAAGGCATTTAAGCGGTTTTCTAAATTTTCCATAATTATTTGATGGTTTTTTTGATGGATGTTGTACTAGATTTCGCTGGAGGGAAGAACTCGAATGACTCTCCGGTTTCTTCGTCGACCGTGATGGTCTTGGATTTAAGGGCCTTGCAGAATGCCTCCACTTCCTTTTGCTTTTCCTTTAAGGCATTGATCTCCTCATTAAGATCATTCCATTTCTGATTTGCTGAAAAGTCGTAACGTGTGCCAACTTCGGCCACTTGCAACTCCACCCGGAATGCGTTAGTCTTTGAACCATCGTATTTCAATAGTTCATCAACACCATTCTTGGATAGATTCTTTTCAATCTCTGAAAACAATAACTGGTATTTTGTTGCGATGGCCAATGTCTTGACTATTTCGCCTCCGTTTTCGGTAATAAGATCACCGATTGAATGGGCCAAGGTAGTGATCTCCAGTTTGCCCATTTCTTGGATTGACTTGTTATCAAACAAAGCCAATGCGTTGTTACTATTTGTTAATTCCATAATGAGTTAAAATTTGATAGGATACAATTTCTGATTTCTCTTTTTTCTCCTCTTGCTTGATATAGCGATTTGCTTCTCGAATGTCTGCAAATTTTTTAGTCACGAAATAACTCCCTGTTTCGTGATACCTAAATCTCATTCGCCAAATCATCCTAAATAAACGATAAAGTAAGGTAATAGGAAAAAGGCCACCGTGCATAAAATAATGAAACCAAAGGCCATAAACAAGCATTCAGGATCTTCCTGATGCCGTTCGATGATGTACTGAAACGTTTTTTTCATTTTTTGATAAGGTTTAAATAATAACTTCGTGTTATTATGAATCAAAAGTACAAAAATCTTTTCTATAAAAAAAACTTTTCTATCTATTTTTTCAAGCAAAACAAAAATCCCCACCGATAAAATCAGAAGGGATTCAAATTAATTCACTCTTAAACCTAAACAAACTATGAAAAACAAATCTAATTAAAATAAATGGGATATTCGTGCAATTTGTCCGTGAATCTTTGAATGCAAAAATCCTTCTATGGCCCTAGGTGCGTGAGCATAGCCATTACGATGATGCCAGGAATCTGCACCCGATGGACTGCGGAGGCTTTCCACCGTTACCCCGATAAAATCCTTACTTGTTTTATGATGAACGTGATGGGTGTAAACATACCGGTGCTTTGTATCGGCCCAATGATGTTTTGCCTCCTCGGCCATTAACAATCCAAGGTCTGTAATCTTGGCCCCATCGCCGTGCGTGGTTCCGATTAGGTTGTTATGGTACCGGTAATACTTGCGATGATTAATCGAGCAATCAAATGTAATGGATTCATCCAACCTAAACCAAGATTGAATAGCATCAGCCAAAAAGAATCCGTTTGTATAGTCGTGGTTTGATGGATTATAAGTAATATGAACTTTGGCAATTAATCGCAGCTTCTCAATTACATCCACATACAACTGTTTTGCCAAAAGGAAATTTTCATACCACATTCCATCCGTGTCTTGAAAGGTTCCGCTGGTTGTTGTTCGCTTCGGTGTATCAATGTGGAGAATATCATTACCAATGATTAATAAAATTTGATCTATCTCAAATCCTTTGACCTTGTTTAGAATCCCTTCTACTCCTTCGTGTACCCTTTGAACTGCTATGTTTGAATTATAATCTTCTCCCGTTTCAAAAGCCGTGGCAAGTTTACCGATGTGAATGTCCGCAGGATCAACAACTAACAAATGGCCATCATTACAATCTTTGTAAATAACCGGTACATAATTCGGTGAATGCTCATTCATCGATTCGACAATGGCATCCCTTAAATTTTCGTAAGTCTTTTGAACCTTATCCAATTTAACTGCCACCGAATACTCCTTAGTCTTATCCCAGTACATTGAGACATCGCCCGGATCTATTCCCCTTTCCTCACAATGATTGGCAAGGCCCCGATGATCTTCTTTTATTTTGGCTAAATCGGTGTATTTATTCCAGGCCTTTCGGAGATTTTCAGAATTATAATCGTATTTCTTACCGATAATCCTTGTCGCTTCGCCTTTTGATTTGGCTTTGCCATCATTTAATAACTCAATGGCTTCAATTACCATTTGTTTAAAACGTGGCTTCATTTAAATGGGTTTATAAATTTGAAATAGAAATACAAAATAATAATAAACGATTGAATAAGGATTGTTATGATGGCCCAAACCGGAACCACATTTTTAACTACCACTTT